CCACCAAGTATCTGTATACTTTAATTAGTATACACTACTGTCTATAAGGACAGTATTAACTGGTTTTCACAGCCAACACCGTCCATAAAGAGCCTCATGATACAAAGAAATCTTTGTATCAAAAAACTATTTTAAGACCTTTTGTGAAAATTAGAAGAGGTGTAATAGCTAACACCGTCAAGGCTAATTCACAGTGCACAACTGAAGAAAGAGTTTTTCTACGCGACCTTTTAAAGTCCGTATACTCCTTTTATAGCTACTTTGGTATTAAACAAAGTGAGCCCTTCAGTAGTGCTTTGAGAAGGTTGGTAACCTTCTCAAGTACCAACACTATTATTAGTGTTGTCGATTCCTTCAAATATTTCTGTTCATATCGTATGAACAGTTATATTGGTGACCCTGATATTCCAATTATCCCCTCAATATACTTTAATTTCCACCTAACATCTGGTGTTGAAAGGTATATTAATAGGAAGTGCTCAACTAAGAAAGAAAGAACAATGTACTTTCTTATCTCTCTTCTTTATCTTAAGAGAGATAGTCCCAGATTACCGGATTCTTTCCGCGTAGCTTCTGAGGAGAAACATAAAGTTTCTCTTTCTAAGGTTCCAGAAGAAAGTGTTTTCAATAAGGATTATATATCATTTAGTAATAAATGTATAACCCTTTTTAAGAAAATACCTAACTTCAAGATGAACCATGAGCTTCCTACTATCTCGAGATCAAGTTGTTTCGAGAATAGTCTATCAAAGGGTGGGTCACAATCGTGTCTGTCGATGAATCTTAATTCGCCGCTACAGTCGTTCAGTTTACGTAGATTTGCAATGATTAACAATGCAACACGTACACACTTCGAAGAGCTTAAAAAGAAGGCTCTTAACGACACAGACACAATACGTCCAAGTGTAAAGGTTCATTCAATCTTTGAACCTCTCAAAATTCGAACTATAACTTCGGAACCATGTTCTGAGTTTGTGATTAAGCCCATCCAAAAATGGTTATGGGAGTCACTCGGGGAATTTAATATTTTTCCTCTAACTCATGGCAAAGATGTCAACGAAGTTTTAAATAGTTTTAAAAATGAGAAAAATCTCCCTCTTTTAATAAGTGGAGACTACACTGCTGCTACAGATAACTTGAATAGGGACCTTATCAAGGAGGTTATTACTAATCTCCTTCCAAAGATCCCTGTAGTATACCATCAAAAATTCTTAAAGAATTCAGGACTCCATTCCTTACATTATAAGGATGGTTCCATTGTTAACCAATCGAATGGTCAACTTATGGGATCGTTAACATCGTTCCCTATTCTTTGTTTGGTAAACTACATAAGTTATCTTCTCACCACAGATCTTACTGATGGTGTTTCCTCTGAATGTCGGATAAACGGTGATGATATTTTCTTCTATGCCAATGAAGAAGGATATTCCGTCTGGAAAACAGTTGTTTCCCAGTTCGGTCTAACTCCTTCTTTCGGCAAGAATTATTCATCACCTACCCACTGTACTATTAACAGTCAGTGGTTTGTACATATGAACAATAAGCAAGGACTCGGGAAGTTATCCCAGCCCGTTTGCAGGTCAGGAAAAGGAGAAATCTCTCCTTTTAGGAAGATAGGTTTCGTAAATTGGTCCCTTTTGCAAAAAGGAACAGTTTCTTCTGAAGATCAGAAGAAGTCCAATTACGTGCCTGATATCCTTCCCAGTCTACTTAGTACCTTTTTAAATCAAGGTCTTGTTAGAAATGGGCAGTTTACCAACAAGGGTAAACTCCTGAAATTGTTCAAATACCGACACTTCGATCTTATAAAGAAGAGTGGAAGGGACCTTTTGGTACCAATCCACTTCGGAGGTCTATATCCACATTTGGATATGTGTAGCAAGGATATTAATCGTAAGATTAATACAATACGTGGACGTGCATGCTATTTTGCCAATAAGTTTGGTGTGTTTAAAGATTTTAGAAAAACACAGTTATCTCAAACTTTTGGTGAAGGAATCAGTGGATACACTTGCTCACCAGATGATAAAGGAACTAAGAAGTTCCTTTTGGCGGGCGGACTCTCGGTTATCGAGAAGTATGATATTCCGAAGCGGAACTTTAAGGGGCTAAGAGAGATCTTAGGCTTCCTAAAGAAACACCCCGAGGTGAATATTCATAAGCGTATCCGTGTATTGTGATAGGCGCCGGCCTTACTTCTAATTGAAGGCCCCGTGGAATCCTAGGAAGTTTCAGAATAATTACTTGTTGTACGAGGCTTGCCTTAACTGGCTGTCCTGTATTGTTGACCGATAAGGCCACCAACATACGTCACGCGACTAGTTCCTTAATAGGTACCGTATCTCTTTATAGAGACACCTACCTTTTGAATCCTACGACACCATCTACCCC